CCTGATATGCAGCTATGAATGCCGCCGTATCGTCCGCAACGCCGTTGAGCTGGGCGTTGTATGGCGGCGACGTGACGTTGATGACGCCGGTGCTGTTGCCGGGGCTACTATCGACGTACTGTTTGGTAACAGCATTAAGGGGAGTCGTAGGAGCGCCAGACAAAGTCAAGGCGCCGGTCAGAGTTCCCCCGCTGAGAGGCAGGGCCGTGGCGATTTGAGCGTCAACGTACTGCTTAGGGGCAGCTTGCATGCCCGTGGTGGGATTGGCAGAAAGAACCAGAGGTCCCGTCAGTGTGCCACCGGATTGGGGAAGGCCCGTCGTCACCTGGGTATCGACGTAATGCTTTGTCGCCGCTTGCATCGACGAACTGGGATCTGCCGGCAGCGATAACGCCCCAGCGAGCGTGCCTCCCGACATAGGCAGTGCGGTCGCTACCTGGGTATCGACATAATGCTTTGTCGCCGCTTGCATCGATGAATTAGGATCTGCCGGCAGCGATAGTGCCCCCGTAAGCGCACCGCCCACTAGAGGCAATGCTGTCGCCACCTGGCTGTCGGTATATCCTTTCGTCGCGGCCTGTAAAGACGACACCGGGTTGGCGGCCAGAATCAAAGGTCCAGTAAGGGTATCACCAGACCGGAATACGCGGGTATCGACATACTCTTTGGTCGAAGCCTGAAGTGCCGTGGTAGGGTCTGCCGCGAGCGTAAGCGCCCCAGACAGAGTTCCCCCGGCTTTAGGCAAAAGGATTGCGGCTTGGCTGTCGACATAGTTCTTTGTAGCAGCTTGCGACGACACGGTCGGGTCGTTCGCAAGCGTTAGTGGGCCAGTAAGCGTGCCGCCGGCCTTGGGCAATGTCGTCGCGATCTGGCTGTCAACGTACCCTTTGGTGGCGGCCTGCAACGACGCGTTCGGACTCGCGGCAAGAGTCAGGGGACCTGTCATTGCCCCGCCAGCCAGCGGCAGTACTCCGGCAGCAAAATTCGCCAGCGTCTCCGGTGTGTTCGAACCCGCGGGCGTTACGAGCAGTTGAGAGCCATCCACGTTGGCGATTTCTGGCAAGCCGCTCAGGAACTGGGTATAAGGTACCGCGGTGTTCTTGCCACCTTGACTCAGCGGCACCAGATCCCCCACGGCTGGGACAGTTCCTGTCGGTAGCGCGCTGACCTGATATGGGGTCGCGGACGCCGACAGGGTGCCGTTCGCAAGGGCCAGATTGGCACCTACTGCGAGCGACTCGGGCGCGCCGGTACCTGTGCTGCACCGACCGAGCAGTACTCCGCTTTGCAGAGCGATTTGTGGCTGGAGACCCGCAAGAATCTGGGCGCGAGTCATCTTCAATGCTGTACCTGACTGGCTGACGATGTGCTCGTCGGTGTCCGCAGCAGCCGTCGCCGGTGCCAGTTGGTCAATCGTCGGCATACCGTAATGTACTCCGGTTTCGTAAATCGGCGCCTAGCAGCGCAGGTTACGGTAGATCGCCATAGGTGAATCCGGTCAGGACAGGATGGGGTTACCATTCTGATCGGTCAGTACCGCGCCTGCGCTGATGTCTATGGCGCCCGCCGGTACCGAAGGTGCCGACAATTCGAGTACTGGCAGCAGAATACTGCGTTGCAACGTCCGCCCATTGATGGTTGAAATCAGAACGGTGATTGTGTAAACTGTACCTGCCTGCCCTCCAGACAGCCAAAGTACAGCGTTGGGTCCGTCGGCCTGAGCCTCATTCAATGCTAGGTCGCCCGGGTTGTCCGGTGTTATAGAGATGTCAAGTGTTGAGATCGAGTCGCCCTCGTTTCCGATCAGGGCGGGTGATATGTTGAACCGATAGTCGAGTACGTCGCTCGGATCCTTGGTCGGCCAATTGAGTGGAGCGGGAGCGACCGCAGTTGATCCTCGAGGTACGGGTACGAAGGCGTCCAGAACGACCGTACGTGCTGTGCTAGGTTTTTGGATATGGATAGCTGGAGTAGACATGTCTTCTTCAATCATGCTTCCGTATCAGCACACGCCGCCATCGGCATTCGATCCAAATAGCGGGGATCGGTATGCCGGCATGCAGCGCGGTTATGAGCGATTGCGGTCAGGCGGCCCGCGCTGCTGATACCGGCGAGGTGATGGACTGCCCGATTGCTTCCACCTGCATGGACAGTGCCGCGAGCTGCTTTTGCAGATCATCGATCATCGTCGGTGCCGGCGTTGGTTGTAACGGGGTAGGCGGCAAAAACGCCGTGCCATCATAGCTCCAGCCTTCGGCCACGTCGATATGCAGCGACGATACGTCAACCCAAACCAACGAAGGATGGAACATCGATGAGATATCCGTCGGATGGGTAAATACCTCAACCACGCGGCCGTTTTGGATACGAGCAAATTTTCTCACTTTACCACCTCACTACCACGAGTCCTGGGGCGCCCGCCGCGCCGGCGTATGGCGTCGTGCCATTGGCACCTGTGCCTGCACCGGCTGCGCCTCCCCCCGGAAACGCTCCTGGGACGCCCGTCGTTCCGCTGTTTTGACTGCCACCCATGGGTGGGGCTCCACCCATCCCTCCAAAGTTCAACGCCGCCGACTGTCCTGCCGATCCAGTGAGGTTCACATCGCCCCCAACACCGTTACCCGCAGGTGTCGCGCCAAGTTGAGGGCTCGAGACGGACGCAAAACCGTTGAGACTGCCGCCCGTCGCGCTGACATACGAGCCGAAGCTGGAAGTGCCTCCAGAGCCAGCTGCCCCACCTTGTACGGTTCCGCCAATGCCACCGGAACCAACGACAACGGCGATAGACTGGCCTGGCGTCAAACCGGTGATGCGTTTCCGTGCATAGCCGCCACCAGATCCGCCGCCGGAACCTCCATAAGTCGGCATACCGGATATCGATGCGAAACTTCCAGCCCCCCCACCCCAAACTTCCACTTCAATCTGGGTTACGCCGGCAGGTACAACGAATGCAGAGGACTGCGTAAAGTTCTGGACGCCCGAGCCGAACCCGGGCCGCAATCCCGGTAGCTTCCAAGAAACAAACGGGGCTGTCGAGAGAGTTGTAATGTTAGCAGTAGTTACCGCAGTCTGTCCATAGGTGGTGGTAATAACGTATAGCCCAATCCAACCATTATCCACCGGAGGCGTCAGCTGAGTGCCTGTTGCGGCAGGGGCGCCGGCCTTCATTTGCAATTGAACGGTTTGCGTACGAAGAGTATTCTGAGCACTACCCGTGTTTGCTGGCCCGCTATAAGGTTGAGATGGCGAGGCTGCATTGTAGTACGGCAGCACCAGCGGATTGATATCGCTTTCCTGAAATGCTCCCTCTATGAGAAAATTTGCCGACTGGCCAGATGTTGTCGGAGCCGTTAGAGAGAAGCTCGTCGGTTGCGTATTGATACCGATTTTCAGCAACGGGTCGGCGGGGTCCGCTGGCAACGACCCATATGGTACAGCATCTATAACCGCCAGGTCTGAGATCACTCCTGGCCCTATCGTCACTGTCATCGACGGTGGAAGGGTCGGCATACAGGCCAATCCGTCCACGACGGGCGAAGTCCCCAGTACTGCCTGTGCCAAATAGCCAAGCGCAATCATGGTATTCCGGTTTACGGACAGCAAGTCAGTGTCAAGCGGAATGCTTCCGGGATATACCAAATTCCGGTCCATAGTGTCCTCGTGTTTCCAGGCAGTCGCCTAGCTGGTTATACGTGTCCATGCGATAATGCCGATTGGCAGGACGCCGGTAATCGCCGTTAAGATGTCAACATCAGTTATTTGCGCCTGCATCGTGCCAAAATTGGCGTACTCCAGCGTGCCTTGACCGTATCCGCCGCCACCGCAATTCCAGCCCGACACAAACGCGATCCCCATGCCCACCGGGCGATACGCCGTAACAAAGAATTGGAATGGCAGATTGAGATTACCCCAGCCACCAGCGCAGCCGTACGCAAGTCCTGTAGCCGTTTGGGTGGTGCCGCCATATCCGCCGGTATCAGAGATGTTGTTTGGCTCAAATAAGCACGGAATGCGTCCTGTGAGGTCAATCAGCGTCGAGATCACCGCCCCACGCGTTCCCCGTTCACGCACGATTTCCCGCTGGATACGCAGGCGATAGGCACCATCTCCCTCGCCACTCCGCCGGCAAAGATTGGTGCCAAAATAATCAGAGGCAATTAACTCCAGCCACATTCCGGTGGCGGTTGAAATCCTTGCCTGGGCTTTTACCGTCTGTAATAAGCCGTATACCCAGGCCCAGGCCCAGGCAGCGCCGCTGAGTATCGTGTCAAGGACCGGCGTGTCATCGGGAAACCATCTCGACGGCAGCACCTGCTTAAGCCGCCACAACATATCTTGTTGGTCACCGGTCATGATGATCCCACCACGATCGTACCAGCTTTCACTACACTCGACGCCGGAACGATAACGTCTGACGTCTGCCCGTTCAAAAGGACGTCCGTGACGTTAGAGATGCCTGATCCGGCGGCATAAACGATCTGGACGATCCTGCTTGCCGGAAGCGGGGCGCCGACCGGAAGCGAATTCACGTAATTTTGGATTGATGATACGATTTGCGGCGTCACCAGCACCACGTCGGAGCTGTCAATGGTGACGATAGTAAGGGACACGTTGACTTGGATTACCGATGGGGGAAACACAGCAAAGTTTGATCCCACCGGCCGTACTCCCTCAATCGCCTGCTGCACCTGAGCCAACAGGCCTGTCGATGGAAATCCGGAACCATCGTCAATGACGACGACAAAATTCCCCAACTGGGGCTGGCCAGTGGGATTCTGATTCTCCTGTATCGTGTAATTCAAACCCTGCTGGACCGAGCTGATGGCATATTCTACCGAAGCAACGGTAGCGCGCGAGCGGCTTGCGAAAAAGGACTGGAAGCGGAGCCTGAAGGCCGCATCCGATTCGGCATCGACGCCATTGGTGAATGCTGCCGAGTTTGTAACCGAGTCGACACCGGCCAGTGCCGTGGCCAGTACGGTTATCGTATTCGCCTGCACGTTTCCGCACGATCCAGGGGTCTGCGCGACTACTGGAACATCAAGGGAGGGCACTCCGACACCTAAAAGATAACCGCTAAGCAGCTGGTTCCAGCCAGCGAGGTCTGAGTCAGTGGTTACGGCAAAGGTCTGACTACCGTCGATTGTCCGCACCAGCGTCCCTGGCGGCAGCAGGGCGGTGGCGCCTGAATTGTATCGAGAGAACGTAACGACACCGGACGCCGGACTGGCAGGCAGGCGTGTCAGCGAAAAGTCCGCCATCCAGCTATCGAGATCCGATCCACTGCTTGTCGCGGCCCGTGTCATCTGTAAAACGAGGAGAATAAGCCATTGCATCCAGAGAGCCACGGACGCGCTCGCCTCTAATATGGATCTCAGCGTCGACCCCACCGTAAGGTCAAGAAGCTGTGACGCCGAGGCCTGAACAGTCGCTGCCATCCCTTGGACCAGGCTAGAAAATGTGCGAAGCGAAAGCTGCATGATCTATAAGCCTACAGAGAAGCTGAGCGCCTGGGTCTGTGCTGTAGCGCTATCAAAGTACGAAATCTGCACGTAGACATCACCCGCGGAGCCACCCGGACTAATCGTGACGTTGATTGTGGGCTCTGGCTCTCTCGCCACCGTCACTTCCTTAAATATCTGACTGCGAACGACTGCCTGGATACGATTAACGTTTGCTGGCTCCCCAACGAAACTTGCAAGGGCAGCGCCGTAGGTAGTATGCCAAATATAATCGAAAGGATTGGTAAGTAATCGGCGCAAGATGCGCTCCTGGCTCATGGCTGCACCCGACACGACCGCAATATCGCCGGTGGCTCCAAAGCATAAGTCAGATCCCCATTGGTGATCAATGTCGCCCATTGCCTCTAATCCGGCTGGCTCGTCGTGGTCGTGAGCCCGGCACGAGAGTCGGTGTGGAGATGGGCGTCATAATGCTCCCGGAGCCGTGATAGTGATCCCTGACTATCGTACACGTCGCCGCTCACATACAGGCTTCCCCCTACTCGAACGGTCCCATCGTTCAACAGCTTGAGATAGGTTCCCGAGGCATGCACGAGCCAAAGCTCACCGGAAGGCGCCGCGGGCGGGTGCTGCTGGCTTGAAAAGACTCGGCCAGCGATCACACCATGCTCCGCATGACCTTCCTGTGCGAGGACCAGCACCTGGTCACCAGGTGCGGGCGGACAAACCATCCCCCACCCCGCCCCAACCCAAGGATAAAGGATTGGCATCCATCCGCTTAATACGCCCTCCGGTTGCAACGCAACTCGGGCCGTGCCGCTTTCCGGATCCACCGACGAAATGGTACCAAACCTTGGTTGAGCCTGGCTGTGCACGAGCGCATTTGCCTGGGCCTTTAAAGCGTTCAAAATGCGATCCATCGGTCAGCCCGCCGAATCTGCTACTGTCACGGTTCTTGGCGTGCTGTTGCTCGCGCGTACGTGCTGTAGGAATCCGGTTTTGATCCGGAACGTCCGAGCGATAGAGTCTATGTAATATAGCTGATCGAAATCTGTTTTAGTACCACTTAGTGATATTAAATTTCCAGGAGCAAGAATCAGCTCTCCCGGCATCGAAAACTCGATAGACCTTTCATGGCGTGTTAGTTCTGAAAGACGTTGCGCGGCTATCGTCAAAGCCTTATCCGGCGTTAAATTTGGGCGAACCAGAACATACCGTGACGGACGCGGGGAATTACCAGACACAACCAGCGGAGCCTGCGGAATTGTCCCAATCGCCTGTACTAAAAATGCCTTTTGGAGCTGGGTGTTCCAGCTTTTAACCGTGACCTGCACTTCACCGGCAAGCGCCACAGCGCGCTCAAGCCTGAGCTGCGTGACATCCGTGGGCCGAATCACCCCCGCTACCATAGAGGCGTCCGCGATAGGCTGAAAGTAGAGACTGGAACCACGGACAAAAACGTCGTAGTTCTCTTGCTGAGCGAGATAGACTAATAGGTCCCATTCCGTGGTGGCTTTCGCGAAGCTGTTGAGCGTTATGCTTTCGTGATCACTCTCGTAGAAACGACCAACCGGTGTGACGGTTGGCGTGACAATCGGGGAAAGGCCATGCCGGCCTGCAAAAATGGCGGCGATCTCGCTGGAAGTCCTGTTCGCAAAGGTTTCCTGGGTCGGTGTTTCGATCAATTCTGCCGTCAGATCCCTGCCTTGAACGTGGACTTCCTTTCCAACATGGTCTATAAACACGGTGTCGACAGTCCCAAGCATGAGGCTCGCAAAGTTCTGTCCTCCATCGAGGCTAAACAGAATCTCAATCTGCATGAATGCTTCCGACGACCAGAACTGCGCATCCGCCCATGGGTCTAGACCAAGGGCAATAACCACACTGAACGTATTCGCACCATAGCTATTATTCGCATTTGTCTCCGCCTCATACGCCCCCGCGATAATTCTCCCATTGAGAAGTATCCGGAGACGCGGCGTTCGGTACAAGGTAGGGTTGTTACTGAGGAGCAATGCCACCCCCCGCATTGTGGTCCAAATCGGGAATAAGTATGGTGATCACGCCCGAGAGCATAGGGTCGTCCAGACAATTGAGTTGAGCGATTCTCAGCCATTGCGTACCATCGTTCAAATATTCTGCTGCTATCCGGAAAAGATTTCCGCCTGCGAATGTTACGGTTAGCAAGATCAGGAACTCGCGTTCTGGAGATTGCGGGCAGCACGGCCAACGTAAGAATAGCCAAATGTCATTCCAGCCAGCTGCTGCGCGACGCCCGTACTGTGAAGCAAATCACCAGTCAGTGAACTTGTACACGTTTCGGTCCGTGTCACCAGCGACTCTATGGTGGCTTCGGCAAGCGCCATTTGAGCTGCAATGGCCGACAGGGCGTTGCCAATTGCAGTTAGGGCCGCACCGTACGCAGCACTCCCTAAAGTCGTTGCGCGGGCATCAGTTAACGTCGCCAGCGCTCCGGTGAAGTCTATTCCAATACCGGCGCATTCCGCTGCGGCCGTCGTCAGGTCCGATGAAACGGAAACATCCAGGGACGGGATAGAATCATGTGCAGGCGATGCATCGTCCTGCAATACCGCGCACGATAGATGATAGGGAATCCAGATGGGATTTCGATAATCGGCTTCAAAGCGATCTATAACAACGGTATAGCAAAAAACGTCCCATGTCAAACTGAGTTGCGCGCCAGTTGCTCGCAACGTGTTCAGCAGCCTCGCTCGGAACGTAGCGGTAGGTCCCGAAAACGCTCCCGAAAAGGCAAGCCCTAAATCCGCTGGGCCGACACTGTCAATGACCCGCCGTCCATCAGTCAGCTGGTGGACGGCGAGTATCTGTCGGCCGCCAAAACCGATGCTGACCGGAATTTCAAAGGACGAGAATTCGATAGGTCCGAGTGCAAGTACGATATTGGACATGTTGGTCATAGAGATCAGTCAGTAATGAAACGCCGAAGACGAACCTGCCGGCAATCTGCTATGCATCCTGCGTCACTACATTGCCAGACCTGAGATAGTCCAAGCCGGCGTCGCTCGAAGATCAACTGCGATCGTACCATTGCGGGGGCGAGTTGCCTCTTGACCAAGATGAACGGTCAACCATCGGCTTAGTGCCAGGCCATCCAAATAAAGCGTTCCTTGCATGCTCTCATTGTTACGGCTACCGACAGCGGTCGACGCTTGTCCCCTGGTTTGCTGCGCGTCTCCGGGCCGGGCGCCCGATCCAAACGGCGGAAGTCGCATAGGCAAGACCGCTGGTGGCGCGGATTCCTGCATTGCTCCGACTGCCATGTCGTGCTCTCCTCTGGCACCATTGATGCTTCTGTGCGGAGCGACCGGATTTCCTAAAGAATCTCGCCGATTTAGGACACTGTTCAACGAGTTCGATGTTGCCGAGAATATGTTTTCGTTGGCCAAGAACACCCGCCGACCACTTTTTGCGTAACGGTTATACATCTGCGAGAGCATTTTAGGGGCAGCTAGGGGCCGAAACGCTTCCGACTGGATAGGTCCGCCGTCCTTCCAATCGCGTATCGGCGCATTGTCTCGTGCCGGTTGCATGTTCCGCGCGACCCGGTCACGCGGTTTACGTTGTATGGTCCAACGCCACTGTGTAGTCGGATCGCCCAGCCGATATTGATGCCTAGCATCCGCGTCGAATATTCCTTGAGGCAAAGTCATCGCCATTCGCGAATTTTCCTGCATGATGGCTACCCAACCAG